CTCCAAACCCAAGCACCAAGCAACAATGCAACTCCACCCACTGCCTTGACAGGAGTGGCGAATGCCTTTGAAACTGTGCCTACTTGTTTAACCATAGTCATGAAATTCTTTGAATTTACTGCGATCTCAGTAACTGGCTTGATTGAGTTTGCAGCTCCCTTTGCCACTGCTTGCTCGAATGCCGTGCTGCCTCGGAGATTATGCACGGCGCCTACTGCCCCTTCCCTTGCCGCTTTTACTACATCTTTGACGGCTTTATATGCTTCCATATCTTTCCCTGCTGCTTGCGGGATTGTTGATGCCATGTCTTTCGCACCAGTGGGAGACAATACAACCATGCCTGCTTTATTCATTGAACCAATAGCCTGAAACATCCCTCTAGCTGCGTTTATCAGATTCGCAACATTAAGCGCATCAATAGCTGCGGTTGCGGCTTCGGAGGCTACCGGGACATACTCCCCACCGAAGGCAGTTGCGGAAGTTCTTAGTCCAGAAGTCTCAGCTGCATTTCTCAGCCTTTCCATCTGTCCTTGTTTAGTCCAGAAGTCATACTGGAATTGTCCTGTTTGTGAAATGTAAGACTGATCTGGGTTTAACTGCTCGCCTGCCCCGCTTGTTGGCATCCCCTTCCAGGGTATAACTTCAAGTTTCGGTTCTTTAGGTACTGCAGGCTGTTGCGGTGCCATTGATTGCCCTTGCTGTTGCGGTTGGGGGTATGTTGTTGGATCGCGATAATTGATACTGCCTGTTGGCGGTGGTGCTAATGATTGCTGTTGCGGTTTCGGGCTTGAAAACCCGCCTGTCCTGATCGTTGGCCGTGGTGCTATGCTTTGCTGTGGTTGTAATGCCTGAGCTTCTGGGGTTAATACATACTTCTTTTTTACAGGATCATAAACTGCGTAATTTGCCATCATTCCTCACCCTGTCGCATCATTGGCGGGCTTAGTTGGCTTGGTTGGTTAAGCTGCTCTTCTTGAGTGCCGTCCTTTGCCTGATCGCTCAATAGGTTATTCTGTAAACTTGCAGGGAACTCTAGATTTATCTCCAGGTTCAATTGTTCTAAAATCTGCTCTTCTATGTACAACTGTTCTTCTTCAATGCACTGTTCAAAAGCCAAGTATGCGATCTGTGCGGCTGTTTGAGTAAGCTCCTGGGAGCCTCCAATTATGATCTGTGGCACGCCAACGGATTGATAGAAATACTGGTTAAGTTGCTGAATCCAGGGCAACGGGTTAAGCATTGATCCCGCGGGTACAGATGCGAGTTCCGTAGTCACTGCGCCCATCGGTATAAATATGTCCTCGCCCTCGCCCTTACTGGCAGCAACCTTTGCCATGTAAGCGTTGACCTTACTGGGAATATCTGTATCTAAATACCAAATTCTTACAGGGTAAATATTCCTGTGCAATAGCTTCTTGTAATCTGCCATTGCTTCATTCCTAGCCAGGATGATCCATTCGCAAGCGTCAATAATAGATGTGCCGTGAATCTCGTCAGCTATCCTGTTCCTGCACAGATGTAAAATGTCCTCTGGCTTGAACTTGATAGTCTCATACCCACTGCCTATCTGTTCGTACCTCTTAAGCATCCCTTTCTTGTCAACCACTATCTTCATAGTGCCAGGATCAAGAGGCTTGAGGTTGACCAACTGTCCATCATCCCTCACTATCTCTGCGAAAGCATCGCCATAAATATGATATTCCCTGATCATGTTCTCCATGATGCTGTTGAACGTGTCCTTGCCGAACCCTTTTATAGTGCCTAACAAGAGCATTGTCATTTCAGGCGCAGTTATGCCCTTGCCAACTGTCCATGTCGCTTTGGTATCAATAGCCATCTTTAATTCAGGAATAGTCTTGTAGTAGCCCAGGTATTGTGATGCTTTGGAGTTTGTCCACTCTGTCTCATCCTGGCCTGTTGCTGCATTAGTGTTAACCCCATCCACACTGTAATCGGTGATCACTGTTGAATTAGTGCCGTACCTTACAGAATTTATCTCATTGCTTGTCATCTTTCGGCTCCTTGTCGTATTTGATCATTGCTTCCTTGATATCGCTGTCCATCTGCATCTTCCTTAAGACTTCCGCTTCTGTGCGCTTGATGCTTGCTTTATAGCTGCGTCCCATCTCTGCTTCCAATTGCGACAGTGTTGCGAACTTGTCAGCAGGGTATGCAAACTCAGGCCTGTCTGGGTTGTCAGTAAATATCTTGAGCTTGTTGCCTTTCTGTGTTATTGATTTTATCTTCATTCTTCCCACCCGATTATCGTAACTGTGCAACTATTGCCCGTGGCTGCATAAACATCAGTTTTAAATTCTAGAGGGGTATTGAAATCAAATTGCTGACCGCCTATGGCTGCTGGAATCTCCATTTGCGCTTTCTGCGTGCCGCCTGCGCCGTTATCTATGAGTACGAGTGTGTTCGCATCAGAGTCACTAAAGATTACAGTTGTAATATAGAGTGTTTTGCCCGCCGTAACAGTCACTAAAGTTTCATCGCTTACTGTGAATTCAACATAGTTCAGGATTGTTGAACCCGACTGCTGCCATCTTGGTTTCAAGTCATCATCAGTCTTTCCGAACACTGACGGCATATTAAGCGTCATTATGCAACCTCGCGGATGAAGTCCGTGACTTGCTTCTCTTTCAAGAGTGCGATGCACCTCAATGCTGCATCCCTTAGCACGTTAATCATATCTTCAGCATCAACCCTGCTTGCAAACCCACTCATGTCATACTGGATCACGTATATTGCTGCAAGATTAGAAGCCGCTTCCTTGAGTATGCCCTTAGTGTCATCGTTAAGGCTTGTATAGTTATCAGAAAAATTATACCTGCACGCGGCGTTGATAAAAGACTCGGCTTGAAACATGAACGCGGTCACATACGCAGCTGCTTTACTCGTAGCGCTAGCACCAGCGCCTGCCTTGTATTGTACTTCTGTCAATGTTGCAAATATCTCAGCATATGCCATTTTATACCCTCATGAAAAAGAGATCAAGACTCCGATCCCTGTCCGACCATGCAGCCCTGATCAGCCCTTCTGTGATATGCGAATAGCTGCCGTATATCCGCACTTCGTTGCTTGTCTCGCTTGTCTCGCACATTATTGACTTCAAACTCCTGAATATCTCCTGATCCTTGAGCAATTCAATCTGACCGCTTTCCATCAATCGCTTCAAATTCAAATAGAGGTCTTCCTTCATAAGCTTTTTGTGCCGATTGTGTTCCCGGTCTATTGCCCTTCGGCTGTTATTGATAGCAACAACCCTGCGCCTTGTCTGCTCATTGTTGAGTAATTGGTCAAACACAGCAACACCCAACCCTGCATCATCAATGTAAATCTTCTTGAAGTGATACTGATTGTCCAATTCCAGAATCTTGGCTATTGTCTCTGTGGTCAACGTATATCTATGAGTCAGATTCTCCCTCTGCATATACATCTGGCCTACTTTCTCAAGGATCTCAAACGCTGTCTCATCACCACCCATCCTTGCAACGTCCACGCCCAGATAATACTCTCCTGCGCTGATTGGCGTAGTTGAACCAAAGAGGGTGGGTTCCTTAGAATTTCGCAAGAGAGCCTGGGATCCATTGATCAATGAATCAGGAAACAATTGGTTTAATTGTTCTAAGAATTGAGCCAAGTATTGCTGTGCGTATTGCAACTTAGTCATCCTGGCCTTCTCGCTGGCCAAGTAGTTCAACATGATAGTGCGCTGTGGTTCTGGTCTTTTGTCAGCAACTTCTTCGCTGTTTACATGAAATGTCTTAAAACCCATACCCGGATTTGTGTATGCTTCATAAAAGTAACCCTGTTGGGCGTTTGGAGTACTGAGCAACCATATGTTCCCGCCAGTTGTCAACAACATGGGAGTAATACTGCCCCATATCGCCTCCGGTAAGTATGCACACTCATCAGGTACCACTACATCAACAGTCATGCCCAAGACTCCCAACCCGTACTGACCTACAGCCTTTGTGATCGCAATACTCCCATTATCCAATCTTACCTTATGCTTTGTTGGCTTATCCTTACCCAGGCTAATCTTATCCTTATGGTTTGAATGCAAATACAAAACTATCTTCTGTAACATATTCTCAGCTTGATCCTCAGTGATGGAAATGATTAAAACTGTCTTATTCGGATGCTTAACGATGAATTCAGCAGTCTTTATGGCAATTATTGAGCTTTTACCTACCTGTCTTCCCGAACAAATACATAAGTTGCCTTCAGCTGCTAGTACCTCTTCCTGCCATGAATCCAACTTATAACCGCTTTTCATATTCTATAATTTTTTGTGTTAGTTCCCCGTTTCTTGAACATAAGAAGATTAAATCCGATAGTGTATTTAATTGTAATGTTCTTGGATCAGTATGGGAATATGGGTATTACTCTCCTGAGACTAGAGGATATACTTAGAACCTTTAATCATAAATGAGGATTTAATTGTTTACAATACTGTAAAGAATGTCTTTTACTTCGTATAATATTGCTTATACGAAGAGATAGAGGATAATTGGATCTATAGATCTGTAAGACCACTAAAACCCCTAGAATCAATGATGTTCTAGGCCTATGAATACCCTTAATAATCAATTATCTATTAAACGGAACATTTACAAGGGCGGGGAACTATTAGAAGCAGGGGGGACTAAGGAAGGGTTACGGATAGTAACCCTTCCGGGTTCTAAGACTTATAAAGCTACTGTTCTCTGTAAATGTAGATACTGTGTTGTTGTTATAAGAATTAGAACAATATGTTCATATGTACTCATATGGATTCATAGAACTTCAAACTTGACTGAATAGATTCCATTGAGGTATTCATATGTTCTTAGAGTTCTATTCTTAGTCTTTAGTGGCATAGAATCAGGTTTACATTGGATTAATCTTATTGTTCTTCCTGGGTGGTCTATTATCCAAATGTCTATAGGTGAATGTGAACCTGCTGATCTAGCTCCGATGCAGCCATGTGCCTTTGCTTCGTTTAGAATCTTTCTTTCTTTGTAAACTCCGTTGATGTAGTTCTTGTTAGGCATACTCTTTATTCATTTGTTTGAACGCTTTAATTAATCTTTGCTTTGCTTGTTGTTTGTCCTTCGAGTATTTCTTACTTTCGGGTGATGTTTTATGCTGTTTAAGTGTGTTCATTTTTCCAAGACTGGGAAGATCACATAATCAGGATGCTTAGGTGCAAGCTTGTACTTGTTCTTTATGATGCGGATATGGTTAGCTCCGATCCTAGTCTCGTAGAACTCAGGCGCTTTTATGCATTTGATGTTTTCTGCAACTTCGCCCTGTAATATTGTGATCTTGTTGCCATTCAATGCGCCTTTAAGTGTGCCGTCATCATTGATCCATAAAGCACCGATGTTGGTAGCTTTTGGTACATTTTGGTTTTTCTTCTGTTCTGATGGTATTGGCTTCTCTTCCAAAGGATCAGTCCAGGCTCTATCTTCATTATACTTGTCTTTCTTCTCAATCAAATCGTTCAGGTACTCAATAGCTAAGGTGTTAAGATTCTGCCATAGTTTCTTAAGCTCTGCTTCTTGTTCTTTTGGTTCTTTTGATTTAATATCAAAATCCATTTCAATGCTTACTTTCTGGAATTCTAAGCTTGGTTCTGACTTCAATTTTACTTTCATGGTTATTCTCCTCCGTTATTAATACTGCCAATTCTAATCCTGATGTGTCCGCTTCCCTCAGTTCGCCATTACAGTTTATGTCACAGCATAAGGGGAAGTATAAATCTTTGAGTAATGATGCTGAGTATGATGGCTTATGACAAGTCATGCAGACGTATTGGTTCATTTCAATTCTTCCTTCTTGCCGAATTTTGCTTTCAGTTCTTTGTTTGTGTCCTCAATCTTGGTGACCATGCTTGCCATATTGTCCCCATAGACTTTTATTACCCAGGTGTACTCTTGCTTAGCGTTGAGTGCAAGTTCTACACTGTCGGATTCACTGCTTGTTGTTTGTATTGATTTCATGGTTTTGCCTCCTTAATCATTGAATATTGAATCATGCCCTCGTTTGTAAATCCTTTCATGTTTGTCTTTGCATTTCAGCTAGCCCATTCTGCAATCTCATTATGACTTGATATAGCTTCTCGTTTCTTGCTTCCAATTCTGCATTTTTAGTTTCCAGTGCTGCCTGTCTTGCGGTGATGGCTGGGAAGTTATTCCAGGCTTGCCATCCCATCTGTATGAGCATGTTGACTTTCAGCCCTTTTTCTTTGACCTGTTGATATATGTCCGCTGGTATCGTGGTTGTTACGGTTATGTTTGGCATTTATCCTCCTTCTTCTTCTTCTTCTTCTTCTTCTTCTTCTTATTCAAGTATAAGTAAGTAAGTGTGACTTGAACCGTATATGAGAATGAGAGCATACTTATAAAACTATGCTTTTTATTTGCTGGAGGTTAAAAGCCTAGAAGTCATTGAGCATTTATGTATGTGCTAGAAAATGGTCTTCCATGCGTCTCCGATGTTAATCTTCATGCCCGCTACAGGCTTCCACACATCTCCGATATTGATCTGCATTGCTGAAACGGGCTTCCATGCATCACCTATATTGACCTGGCAGTTTGTGCCTGTCTTGAGAGTGTCCTTAATCAATACATAATCGTAAACCTGCACCCATAAAGCGGCCGACGTACCACCGCCGATTAGAAATTTAGCTGGTACATTATTAGTACCAACATGATACAGCCCGTATTCCGTACCATCCAAGTCTAGCATCCAATGCCCATCTGTAGAATCGCACCACATTTTTAAGACGTACTCAGTATTTAATACTAGGTCTTTCCCTGTATCTGCCCACCCCCCCCCGTCCCATGCGTATAGGCTTTTTGTTGTTGCGTTTACTAAACACCCTATTAACATGGCATCTGCCGCAGCCCAGACTTGCATTACTACAGGCGTACTAGTCCATGAAGTGTACTTAAATTTAGCTTCAATATAGAATTCGTGGTCTGTAGCTTTAGCCTTGTAGATATATTCGGAAGAGCCGCCGTTATCCGTAACAGTCATAACCCCGCCTGCAAAAGTATGCGTGGCTGTATTTACGTTAGTCCAATTATCCGGAACTCCCGAACAATCGTCATTTAGCAGTTCATTCGTGTAATCAGCTGCGCTTCTGGTCATGGTGTATACTGTATATAGATCGTGCCGATTGGGACGGTATTCGCTGCCGGAGGTACTGCATCCGTATTATATAGTACGTTGGGTATGTATGCCGTATCTGCTACTGCATGATCCGCATTTGCAGTTACTTCTTGAGTGTGCACTACCTTCTTGATACTAAAGTCCTCTACTGCCTCCGGTGATTGCTTGAGGACAGTAAAGGAATGCTCCACTGGTTTAAGTATCTTAAAGATTCTTTCTATTTCTCCCATGATAATACCTTATGCTGATCTTACATACTTCAACACTTTGTACCTGCCCGTGCCTATGCCTGGCTCTATGAATAGCTGATGGCTGTCTGTTGCTACGGCATCGTTCCCCGCATCCATCGCCGCTACTGCTAGTGCAAAGGTGTCATATGTTCCAACAACCGTTACGGTTAAATCTCCGCCTGCCATTATACGTTCACCCTGACCTTGAGTACTACTGCACCCACTACTGTTTCTAATGCTCGCCCCATCGTCCAACCTTTCTCATCATCAACTGATGAGTAGACTTTGATTTCATTAGCGCCATTAATGCCCACTTGGTTTCCGACTGTGATTCCTGCCGCAGAGCATTTCAAGCCCCACACACCGTTAAGTGCAGCGGTAATAACTGTCGTCCCGTCACCGCCCACCTTCTCCATCCATGCGATTCCGGCGCAAGGTTCATCGTCCGCGCTGCTTGCAGCCGCCGTATTGGGTGAGGTTAAGGCCAAAATTGTGCCCTTGGGAATTAAAACTGCCTCGGCTACCGTGTAGCGTGCGAAGCGTGTCGGTGTTTCATAACATATTGCTATTGCTCCTGCCATTTTTATGCACCTGCCATCAATGTAGCCCAGGTGGAATTTGCTACTGTCGCTATGAATACGATCCCTTTAGCATTCGCCACTGCTACTGCTGTGTTTGCTCCTGCGCCTGCATCGTCCCCTGAAGCAGGGAATACATCGCAAGATGCAGCTCCGTTGTTTTTGATAAAGATCACCGTGCCTTCTCTAAATGTTGCGGGCAGGGTTACAGCATCACCTGCATTAGCGCAGACTGATACCACGTTAAAGCTAGATGTCAATGGTGATCCGCCTTGAGCAGATCCGACATCCGCAGTGATCGCTAGACTGGCAGCACTGCCACCAGTTAGTATTCCTGTTGTGAGTTCCTTTAATGCGAGTGTTGTCATTATGCTCACTTCCTTGTGTTTGTAATTTTACACACTGCGTTGGGTGAGGTCATTTGTGTGACGCCCAATTCAAAGGCTCGGATTGTTGTCTTGATCCCGGGGTCTTCAATCTGCAATACTGTAAGTGGTGTTGCTTCCTTCCAGGTCATGGCTTCTTTTGCGACTACAATGTAAGCTACGTCTGGCGTTGTTACTTCCAGTGCTTGCGTGACCATAATCTTAAGCCCGCAAACCTGCCCCACTACTCCATTAGTGACTACATCAGCTGATTTGAATGTTGGGTTATTGATTATTTTTGTGTTGGAAATCAGGTTTGTGTAATCTGTCCCATTCACGCATAAGTACCCATTTCCGTTAAGTGCGTCAATGTTATCAGCTCTCAACATCTGGATTCCGTACAGTATATCATATATTGGATCACGGTTTTGGATCGTTAAAGAATCCCACTCTGATCCGGCAGTGATTGCGAAAGTATTGGCTGCGCCTGCCAACATCACCGCTGCAATCTGTGCATCGACAGCGTAAGCTACGGCTCTTCCGATCCTCAAGATTGATCTTTGGATCATGGGGATGTTGTTCAACATGACATCCTCATAACTTATCATTGATTCCATACCATATTTTTCGATTAATGCTGAGACCTTTGTCCATGAACTTTCTCCGTATGGGAAGGGCGCAAGTCTAGGTATGCCTTTGACCGTTGTTGGTGATGCTACTCCACCGCCTGTGATCTCTGAATTTGTTTCTCTATAATATGTTTCTGTCCATGCACTTGAAGTATCAACTGTGCATAGTGTCTTGAGCTTGTATTCCATCAAGGCAACTGCCTTGACTGCACCGTCTACATACTCCTTCCTTAAATCTGCTTCTCCTGTTGCATCTGCCATTTTACATCATCCTCTTATAAAACGTTAACTCTGACTTTGATTACTGTTGCTGCTGCACCTATCGTTTCCAAGGCTTTGCCTAAGACCCAGCCTTTTTCACGATCTAGTGTGGTGTACACTTTGATCTCGTTCACTCCGTTCATCCCGACATCGTTGCCTACAGTTATTGCTCCTGCTGAAGTCAAGCATCCCCAAACTCCGTCAAGTGCGGCTACTATTTCTGTAGTGCCGTCTCCGCCTGTCTTTTCCATCCATGCAATTCCGGCTATCGGATCATTGTCGGCTGCCGTTGCTATTGCTGTGTTTGGTGATGTGAGCTTGAGTATCGTACCCCTCGCTATTGTTGCTGCTTCTGCACAAGTGTATCTAGCGAAACGCGTAGGCGCTTCATAACAAATTGCTTCATTTGACATTTTCTTTTACCTCTTGTTTTGTTAATTCATCAATCTTTTTCTGTAATACTGGCATGATTGCTGTCGCAAGTTCCAGGTCAATCTCAGCCTGTCTTCGTACTCTGTCCCATTCGTCAAGCCCTTTCTGCCATTGCTCTAGGGACATCATTTCAAAGCCGCCTCTATTGCCGTACCCTTGAAATAATTCTTCATGTCCATCTTATCCTTTTCTGCCTTGGACAGTTCCGGCTCTTTATGGCCTGCTTCTGCCTGCCCGCCCAGTAACCGCCTTGCTTCTATCGATTCCTGGCGCTTAACCAGTTCTTCCATGACTTTGTTGGCGTGTTCAAGTCTCTGTGCTGCTTTCTCTGCCTGTTCAATTAAACTTTCTTCTGTCATTCTCCTCACCTTTTGATCGGGTTGGGTATAGTAACGCCTATTGCCAGAGCTATTACTCCAACAACGGAAGTAAGTATAATCCCGTCGATCCCATTGCATAATGCAACGCACTCTATTATAGTTATTGCAGCGATGCCCACGCATAGTATGCGCCAGTCAATCCCTTTCTTCTGCGGTACTGCTGCTATTATTTTTGTCATTTTATCATCCCCTTAGATAGCATTAATAATTTCTTCTGTGCTGGTGTTAATTCTTCAAACGGCTTCTTGAAGTAAGCCATGGCTGCCTTATCCTGATCTACAAACTCAACCCCTCCGCCAGAGTTCAATAGGCCGAAGGTCAATGTTGATCCTGGCACGTTCTCGGTTGCTGTGTCCTCGCTAAATGCTTGCGCTTCTGCTGCATCTCTCTGCTGCTTTGTTTCATAATCCCTTTGCGATTGCACATCTTGGAGTTTTTGCTCCCTCTGAGTTTGTGCTGTTTGCGTTTCATAAGCTTGCTTTGCAGCCACATCTTGCAGGTCTTGCTGTCTTTTCAAATCTGCTGCTGCCTTGTCGGCTGTGATCTTGTCCTCTGCCGCTTTCTTTTCGTCGGCAGCTTCCTTTTGGTTGAGTTTGTCTATATCTTCGGCTAGCATGGTTTTGCATACATTGAGAGCTGCCGTTCCGCCCTTTAATCCTGTGAAAATATTATCATAAGTTCCGCTGTCCAGAGCTTCTGAAAAGTCAGTTGCACATTCCACTATCTCATCTGCCAATTCCGGCTGTCCGGCATCCCTAAACTTCTGTGCATTGTCAGCCCAAGTGCCCATGAAAGCAGAGAAATCCTTATCCATTGTTATTTTACTGGATTGACCTCTCCAAACCCAAGCACCAAGCAACAATGCAACTCCACCCACTGCCTTGACAGGAGTGGCGAATGCCTTTGAAACTGTGCCTACTTGTTTAACCATAGTCATGAAATTCTTTGAATTTACTGCGATCT